TCCAGAACCAGCGGTCGGAGGTGATCGTGTAGTCGGTTGCGTAGGCGGTGCCGGGAGCGGTCGGTAGCCCTTGATTGTTCAGCCAATCTCCGAGGGTGCCCTGTGTGAGTCCGAAGGTTAGTAAGGACGTCACGGTATTGGTGACCATCGTGCTCGTTGTCCGCGAATTGAGCGAAGTGGTCGATCCCATCGTGGGGGTCGCGGATGTTTGGGCGTAGAAGTACGACGGATTGAAGAACGAGTCAATGAATTCGTTAAGTCTTAGATTGAAGCCGCCGCCTGTCTCGGTTAGTTGGTTGGACGACCGGCCGGCAATAGACAGGAAGTCAAGGCCGCGGATGCTGACCACAGACTGTTTGGGTGATGCTTGGATGATCTCGAAGTCTTGGATGAGACCGACAAACACGGATTCGGTGAGCCCTGCGCCGGTACATGAGATCACGACGGCTTGCTTGAACCAGTTGACTGACGCATAGGTGCCGGAGCCGTTTGGGGTGAATTGTCCGCCGTTGTTGTTGATCGTGATTTGGCAGGTGCTTCGGCCTGCTGATCCGATGTTGGCGTTTAGGTCAACAACAAAGTCGGTGACGTAACTGGTGATGTCAGTCAGTCCGCCGATGTCGCCGTACTTGACAGTCCACGCCAGATCGAAGGCCATCAGAATCTGACTCCGGAGGTGGTGGCGAGTGCGACGGCACCGTTATTCCTCACCCATTTTTGGAGTGCGGCTACTACTGCGTCCGGGTCGGCTGACGTGACGGTCACGTTGATCGTGTTGCCGCCGCCTGCACCCATCGGGGTCACATGCCCGCCACCAGCACCGACCGTCAACAGTTCCGGGCCACGCTCGCCCACCAGGTAGGTGCCTCCGGCCGACACGGTGCCACCCAGGGCACGGCCGGGAATGGAGAACGACAGACCGGCTTCACCGATGGCTTGCGAAGCAGTTAGGTTTCGGTATTCGGCGCCGCCCGCCAGCCACCGGGCAAGATCAAGGGCGGCCGCAGGGCCTGCGGTCGTAAAACGCAGTTGGATTTCGCGGGACGAAATGTCGCCCATGCTTCCCGCAATACTGGCCAGCAGACCGGCGAATTGGGCGGCTTTCTCGTTGTAGGTCGCCAGGTTCTCTTGGGTGGGTGCACCGAAGGCTTTAGCGGCGGCTTCCTCGAGGTCTTTCAACTGTTGTTCGGCGTTATCAAGGGCGACGCGCTGATCCAGTTTGCCGGTCAACACGTCCCATTTGTCCGCCACGTTCTGCAGTTCGTTCTTCAACCGTTCAGCGTTGACCCGTAGTTCTTCAAACGGTTCGCTGATTTCGGGTTTGCGGAATTCCTTGAATTCTTCGCGCATTAGTCGGGCTTCTTCGCGTGACGCCTTCATGGCCTCGACGTGCACCACTGGGCCTTTGTAACGGGGATCCCCAAAGAACGAGTACCACAATTCGTCGCCGGTTTCGTGCAACGCTTTACCAAGTGCGTCTGTCTTGTCAAGCGTCCAGGTAACTGGGGAAACTAACGTGTCCCACCCTGATTTGACGCCTGCGAAAAAGTCTTGGGCGCCTTTGCTGGTCAGGATTTCGGCGGCCTTGCTGAGTAGTGGCACCAGTACTTGTCCGAGCATCAGCCCGAGATCGGACACTGCGTCACCCAATTTGTCCATGGTGTCACGGAACTTTTTGGCTTTGTTCACTTCGTCTTGGCTGATGGTCTTGGCCCCGGACACTTGACCCAACGATTTGCGTAGTTCGTCGGCACCCATGTTGATCAGTGTCGACATGTCGCGCCAGCCTTTGCCCAACAGTTGGGTGGCAACACGGGCTTTTTCGGCGGGGTCTTTGATGCCGTTCAGTCGCTCAATGACGTTCAGGAACGTTTCGTTGGCGTCAACGGTGCCATCGTTGGCGTACTCCACCTGTACGCCCAGTTCCTCGAACAGGTCTGGCGACTTGCCAAGGTTCTGGTTCATCTTGCCAATGGCGGTTTCGACGCTTGCGGCCTCAATGCCAATGTCGCCGGTGACTTCGATTAGGCGAGATGCTTCCTCAACCGCCAGGCCGGTGCTGGCCGCAAACTTGTCGGCAGACAACGCCAGGTCTTGGAAAGCGGTCACGCCCTGAGCGGCAAAGGTGACGAAGGCGCCTGCGGCCGCTGTGGCGAAGGTACCAGCGTTGGCTTTGATGCCGTCAAAGATGGCTTTGGAACCAGCCTTGAATTTGCCCATGGTTCCTTCGGCCTGATCGACCTGCTTACGGAAGTTGACGAAAGCGGCTTCGGCGGCCTTGATTCCACGGTTCTGAAATTCTGTTACCAGGGGGATTGTTACGGCCATCAGATCACCTTCACTACCTTCGCTATCATCGTCTTACCGTGCTTGTATTGCAGGGCGTAGGACGACTCGTTCATGATCTTTTCCACCAGGCCACGCAACTGCCGTTGGATGTCGTCGGCGGACATTTGGTAGGCCTTCCACATGATGCGCGACGGGCTACCGAAACGGGATGACAGCACGTTGATCATCTGGGCGCCTTGGGGGGTCATTGACTTGCCGGACATGTCAAACAGGGTGGCGGTGCGGTCGTTCCATTTCATGCCAAAGACGGCCGCCTTTTTCTTGGAACCGGACGTGAATGCCTTGATGGATCGTCGTTCGGCACTGGCATTCCACGGGAGCAGCGAGGTTGAGTCTTCGTCGGCAAACGAGACAACGCCGCGGGCCATGCGCGCCTGCTTCTTGGCAAGACCGCCGACGCTGTAGCCGCGATTCCATCCGGACATGGGTGCGTCTCCCGGCAACATTCGCTTGGCCTCCTGCACCATCGGGGCCGCAATAATGTTGAAGTCGCGGGTGATCTGGCGTCGGGTGGCCTTGTCCAAGGCGTTGAGGGTCGCCAAGGCTTCCTTGACGCCTTTCACCTCAAGTGTGGCCCCGACTGTCACCTGTTTCGCTCCTTGTAGATCGCGGCGACTGTTGCAAGGTCGTCCGTATCAAAGGGTACATCAGGCGGCCACCAGCCGGTGCTGATTAGCAGTTCTGCTAGTGAGCGTCGGTAGGTGCCTGCTGGAAAGGGCCGGACGCCTCCTCCGACACCACCTCCAACTCCACGATCTTCGGGATGAACGAGTCAAATTCGACGGGCACCACGATCTTGGCTTGCTTACAGCAGTCCCACGCCATAAAGGCCAGGTCTTCCATGCCGATGCCGTTCGCAAGGTCACCGGCTTTACGTCGGTACTTACGCTCCCAAGCGATGATCGTTTGCAAGTTGGTGGTGACCACAAACGGGCCATCACCAATGTCAACCTTGAGATGCAGTTTCATGTCGGGCCTTTCGGGTTAGGGATGAATCACGCCTCGGTGTAGGCGAAGGTGCCGCCGTTGAAGGTGACGGAGCATGTGGCCAGTTCGCCGACCGTGTAGACGACCGGCAGTTCAGCCAGGAAGCCTCCGGTGAGGGTGCCCAGCGGGTTGGTGGCCGACACTGCGGCCGACGATCCCTTGATCGTCACGTTGGTGCTGGTGCCCACCAGCGCCTTGAGGGTGGCGTACGTTTCGCTCGAGGCGGTCGACCAGTACAGATCCAGGGTCACGCTGTTCTCCTGCAGACCGGCCGTGTACTTCATGGCGGTGTCACCGAAAGCGGTGTTGGACAACTGGGCGAACGTCTGGTTGACGGTGGCGCCGCTGCACTGGTCGGACAAGTCGACAGCGTTGACGGTGACGACTGGGTTGCTGAGGTAGGTCGACGTGGCCATGGTTACTCCTGGGTGGTGTTGGCGGCGTCGGGAGCCTTGGTCTTATTTTTAGCAGATTTGCCGGGGGCGGTGTGGGTGTCCTCGAGGAATCCTCCGGCGATCAACGCTTCCACGTTGACGCCTTCCACAGGTGTCCAGAATGCGCCAGGTTCGCCCAGACGCGCGGAGATGATGCGGAGTGCCATAGTCATGCCACCTGTGCTTGTAGGGGGATTGTGAGGTCGTAGGCGGGGAATTCTTGGCCGCCGATAACGACCGATACTGGCCGGCCGTCTGTCACCGCGATGTTCTTCTCGAACAGTTGGGCGCAGATCGCCAGGATGTTGCGGAGGGCGTCCAAGTTGGACGGGCCCAGGGAGAAGACGCGCACGGAGAAGTCCATTTTTACGATGTTGCCACCGTTGAACGACGTCCAACTGGGGGCGTCCAGGAAGACGCAGGGTGGGTTGATCTTGCCTGGATCTGTGACGACGCGCAGACCGGAGATTGTCGCCAGGGTGGCGGACAGGTCGTCGATCGCTTCGTTGAATAGATCCGTGTAGGCCATGTCATGCGACCTGCGGCCTTGAGATGCCAAGCAGTTGTTTGATCAGTGGGGACAGGCCGACTGTGGGTGCGGTTCCCATTTCGGTGAACGACGCGAACTGGTCGATGGCGCCACGCTGACGGTACAGGGCGCCGCCATACATGATGGTGCCCAGGGTGACGTCACCGGACGGGCTGGTGGCCAGTGCGTCCACATACCCGGATTCTTCGCGGCGGCGTGAGCAGAAGGCGTTGGCGGCGGCCGCGCACTGGTTCAGGAACGTGGTTTCTGCGCCACCGGCCAGGGTGATGCCCAGCCAGTCTTGGATGTTGGTGCCGGTAATCCAAGTGCAGGTCGGCGTGTAGGCGATGGTGCCGCTGATGGCGTTGATGACCTCAGGGGTTTGGTTTGACGCCCACATGATTGCGTTGGCAATCGGGTACGAGGTGTCGTATTCGATGATGCCGTCAGTGTCGACGTTGATCGGCAGGTATTGCGGGAGGGCATACACGGTGTGCGTCCCGTTGTATGCCGCTCCCGCGCCTGCGACGGTCACCGATCCGCCCACCACGATTTCGTTGGGGGTCAGCGTGGTGGCGGTGACGTAGCCGGGGATGATGACGCCGTATTGGATTGTGTAGGTCGCCATCGGGCGGCCCCTCCGATCAGGCCTGGGTGATCTTGCGGATCATGCCAGACACGGCAGCGAAGGTGCTGACGTAGCCGTAGAACGAGAAGGTGCGGCCGAGCGTCGACGGCACTTCCACGGACATGAGGCCGCGGATCTGCTCGTAAAACTCGAAGGCCTTCTGGCTGTTCGTGATGATCATGGTCTTGGCAGCGAAGTTGCTGTCGACGACGATCTCGAGGCCGAGCGGGTTGGATCCCGTCCAGGTGGTGGCGTTGCCGCCGCCCAACGCATTCTGGCCCTGCAGGCCGGGGGCGCCCAGGTACGGGAAAACCGGCCTGTTCGATCCGTCCACCAACTGGCCCATCTGCCCCCATACGTCCACGCTGCAAAAAAGCGTGTCTGGGAAGAAGTTGCGGTTGTTGGACACGTCGACTGCGGCGTCGTAGATCGACTTCATAAGGTCGGTCGTGGTGCCGTCCCACACGCCGCTCGAGGTGGCGGCGGTCAGGAGTGCGTCGGCGGCGAAGTTGTCCGAAGACAGCATGTATTCGCCCATCAGGTCGTTGAGGATCAACTGCATGGCGGCGGGCGACGTGAAGTCCATGTCCTGGGCGGACAGGGTGACCTGGCCGGCCAAGGTGGTCTTGCTGACCGTGTTGGACGCGATCACCATGGTGGTGGCCGACACCGCATTCAGTTCGGCGGCCTGCGAGGCGACCGACGTGTGGGTGGTGATGGTGGGACGCACGAACGTCTTCTGTGCGCCGCCGTCCGGGTAGGCGCGGGCGCCCAAACGGTTGACGACCGGACGCACGAAGTTGATGTCCTGCACCAGCGGGCCCAAGACGGGCACCGGCAACAGACCGGGCGTGTCGGTGGTGATCACGTCACCGGCGGCCGCCTGGAAAGTCGACTGGTTCTCCTTCTTCCAGTCGATGACCTGTGCGTTGACCTTGGAGAAGGTGTCGCCTCCGATGTGGTAGGCGGCCATCCACTCGCCGGCCGAGGGGAGGCGCGGGGCCTTCTTGGGCTGGGCGAAGATGACGGGGGCGGTGGGTGCGGCTTCGGGGGCGGCGGCTTCGACTTCGGACACTTCGTTCTCCTTGTTGAGGATTTGGTCGTTTTCGGTGTCGGGAGTCATGTCCGCCGAGGCGGCCACATCGGTGATGGTAGCACTGGCGAAAGCCGGAATGGGGACAAGTGACAATTCCCGCCATTCGGCTGCCGTGATGACGGTGGTGCCGTCTTCCATCTGGTAGGAGTCGATCACGTCGACACCCACGGAAACGCTGTCCAGCACGCCTTCCTTGGCGAGTTGCAGGGCTTCGTCACCGGCTGCGGTGGCGGCGATTTTGGCGGTGAACAGCATGCCTGATCCGTCCGAGGCTTCGCGTCGTTCGGTGACCAGGCCGACCGGCTGGCTGGCGTCGTGGTACATGAACAGTTTGGGGGCTTTGCCGTCGACAGGCAACGAGCCGGGGGCGAACATCACCGATTCGCCACCGCTGACCGTGGCGGACACCTGGTAGGGCGCCGCCAAACCGGAGATCTCGCGTCGGCCGGACGTTTCCCCGGCTTCGGCTTGCACGTCCAGTGCGAAACCTGCTGAAAGTTGAATGTGCATCAGTCCTCCAAGGGTGCGGTGTCGGGAGTCTGTGTGGTTTCGGGCATGTCTTCCATGACGTCTTCGACGACACCGGCCAGGTAGTCGTCGATGTCAAATTTGACGTAGGTGCCGCGGGGTAGCACGTTGTTCATGCTGAGGGTCTGCGACACGCAGTCCAGGTATTGCCTGGCGCCGAACAGGTACAGGTCTTCGCGGGCGCCACGGCTTGTCGTGTATTGGTAACTGCCGATGTTGACGCCAGCAAGGTAAAACGGGATGTTGGTGAGGCGGCACAGTTCCTTGGCTTGGAATTCGGCGCTGTCGATCATCAGCATGTTGTCAGGCAGTGCTTTGGTTTCGGTGTAATCCAAGAATTCGTTAAGTGCGGCCGTCTGGTTCGACATGCGGGCGGCATTGAATGCGGCTGCCAAATCGGCCAGTTCCTGGGCGGACAACGGTTCGCCACCTGTCTGCTTCAACACGCCACTGGGCATGGCGGATTGGGCGTTGCGATACCGGGCTTCCTCGAGGCGTAGCGCAGTGGCGACAGCCTGTTCGGACATGTAGATGACGCCTTGCACGGGGCTGATGAACTGCACCAGATCCTCAGGCGGGATCATTCCACCCTGGAAATACACTTCGCTCGAGGGGGCGAACCAGACGGGCCCAGCCTGGTCTTCGGTGGTCACGGTGCCGGCCGGTAAACGTGTGAACGATGCGGGGAAGCCGTCTGCGGTGCGGGACGTGATGTACCAGAAAGCGCGACCGAAGAAGAACAGGTCGTCCAATGTCCACGACATGAGGGTGGAGTACGGCACGGACGGGTCGGGTTGACGCAGCCAAGCGCGAGGCGCCAAGTCGACTTCTTCCATTTCCATGTCGGTTTCGTTCCACCGTTCGGTGTACATGCACAGTTTCGTTGACCCGATCACGGAGGCGAGCAGGTCGCGGGCACGGCTGATCGTGGGGACGGACATGGCACGGTTACGTGCTTCACCTTCGTAGTAGGTGTAATACGCGCCGACGAAGTTGATGCCGTTCGCCTGGCTGGTGTAGCCGCCATAGGTGCCATAGCCGGAACCGGCCGCAGCCGCTTTCACGGACGGCTCGGGGGCCGGGCTGATCGCCGCTTTGCTGACACTCTTTGTGAAGATTCCCATGGGTTACCTCGCGTTAGGTGGTGGCCGCCCCGCCCGACACGGGACGGACACCAGCCCCCACGTTAGCCCTAGCCGGACACCGCAAGTGTGGGTTTCATGCGAACAGCCGGACGGCTGGACAGGGCGATAGCCCACACCATGCACCTGGCCAGTTCGATCGGGCCGGGTGACTTCTGAGATGACAGCACGGTGCCCTGCGCGGTCTTGGCGAGGACGGCACGGCAGACATGTTCGGTTAGGGTGCGTTGGCCGCGTTGAGTGACCTTGCCTTCAATCAGCATGGAGCGGACAAGGCTGGAGAATTTAAGCAGTTCGCCGTAGCCGACGAGGGTGCATCGCCTGGCAAGGTTGGGTGGACAGTGGATCTCGAGGGTGGGCGTCAACGCCAGTTGCACGGTGGGGTCGGCCATGACACGGGCGATCTCGTCCCACATTTGGTCTTCCGAGTTGGCGACGAATTCAACGCAGACGTGCGCTTTGTTGTCCGCCACCACCGACCGGACACCCACATAACGGGACTCGTCGACGCTGGAATCCACCGCCAAGATCCCGCCTGCAGGCATCGGCGCGTCGGTTTCCAGGTCGGCCCACTGGCCGGGATCTAGCCAGGCGCCACGGGCGGACACCCACAAATTCAGGTGGGCGCGCAGAAACGACTCTTTCTTGGAGGCGGCCCGCAACGCCTTGACGGTCACCGTGGTGCCCAACGCCGGGTTGGCCCACCCCCACCACTGTTCGTCGGCAGGGTTGACGCCAGGCGGCATAGACCATTCCGCAAAGTAGGTGTCGCCACAGTCTCCGGCGTCGATCTCCGCCACCGCCATCTCCCGCATCTGGATCATCACCGTGGAACCTTCGTCGCCGGCTGTGGAGAAGCAGGCCAACAACGGGTTTGGGCGGGCGATCATAGACGGCCGCAGCGCGTCGTCAATGCAGTTAGATCCGATGTCAAACAGTTCATCCACCACGATCAGGTCATACGATCCGCCGTGCAGGTTCGGTGTCGCGGCCCGCACCTCCCATTTGGAGCCGTCCGGCATCAGTACTGCTTTCCGGCCGACAGCGTTGGTGACCTTCGCCCCATACTGGGCCTCGAGGATCGGGGCCACAGCCGTGTGAATCGCCTCGGCACGATCCAACCGGTTGGCCACTGACAGCACCGACTGGGGCCGGCCGCGCAACTGGGCGCCGTCCGTCAAAAACCAGCCCACCACCGCTTGCAGAAGAACAGACTTACCGTTCTGCCGGGCAGTCGACACCAGCCCTTCACGGAAGTGCAGTTCACCGGTGTCGTCGTCCAACATCAGCATGCCCTCGAGGGCGTGAACCTGCCAGCCCATCAGGTCGACACCCATGTGCGCTTTCGCCCAGGCCACCACAAGGGGTGCCCACGTTTGCCCCCCAACACCAGCCGTCTCCAATCGGGGCTGATCACGGCCAACCGCAGTCGATCCCTTCACACCCTGGCTGGTTCCCGCCAGTTCCGGCTGATCCCCAACGGATACGGAGAAAGATGGGGTCGGGGGCGGTTGGTCGGGGGAAAAAAGTGCTGGGCCGGTGGCGATGG